CTTAAAAAATGCCCCGGGGGAAGATTTACCCTAATAAAAGTAGAAAGGAGGTCGCGTGCCAGCGAGGCGAAGGCGGTCAGAAGCTCAAGAAACTCGCCGGAAACCCGCGACAACTCCTGAGGCCCGGGAGAATGAGATGATTTCCTTGGCCACTGATCTTGCTGAACGGCAGATTCGAGAGGGTTCGGCGTCGTCTCAGGTGATTAGTCACTTCTTGAAGCTTGGTTCGACTCGTGAACGACTTGAACAACAGCGACTTGAGCACGAGAACGAACTTACTCGAGTCAAGATCGAGCAGATTGAATCGCAACAGCGTATAGAAGAGCTATATGTTGATGCTATCAAGGCAATGCGCTCTTATGCCGGTGATTTACCGACACCTGAGGAGCTCGATGAAGATCAGATCGTATAGAGAGCTTCGTCGGTTGCAAACGTTCGAAGAGAGGTTTGCATATTTGTCTCTTAGGGGAACTGTCGGGGAAAGTACGTTTGGATTCGATAGATGGATCAATCAACGTTTTTATAGATCGCAAGAATGGAAAAACGTTCGTAGTCAGGTCATTCTAAGAGATCTCGGATGTGATCTGGGTATTATAGGTTATGAGATATTTACAGGTTTGCTTGTGCATCACATGAATCCTTTGTCTTCAGAGAATATAGCTCAGGTTGACGAGTGGATTCTTGATCCAGAATATCTGATAACTACGTCTCTTCAAACCCACAATGCGATTCATTTCGGTGACGAGAGTCTTCTTCCTAGGGGACCGGTTGAAAGGCAGCCGGGAGATACAAAGCTTTGGTAAAGAAACCAAACAAGAGAGGTAGACGAAACTTAACTGGTGTCGATATTGTAGCGATTATTCTAGCTTTGGGATTAACATTGCTTGTTTCGTTAATTATTGTTGCGACTATGGTTCAAATTATTAACAATGACAAAGATGTCCCAGAGATTCAGCTTTCTGAGAATGCCACGCAAATTTTGATTGCTGCTATTGGTGGCATAGTTGGTGTTCTTGGTGGTTATGTTGGTTATCGCATAAATAATAACAATTTACCACCTGAAAACCCGAACGACAAGGGAGAATCAGAATGAGTCCAGCTAGAAAGAAGAAGGAAGACACTGAGCAGGAGGAGAAGACGCAAGAAGAGGAGACTCAGCCTCAAGAGGTTCCTGAAGTGGCGGTGGACCAACGGGTTCCCTCGGATCCCGAGCACTATCGCCCAGCGGATGTTCCGCCCGCTCCTCTGAAAAAGATTCGGAGCTCGTCGAATGCAGACTGAAGAGCTTCCCGAACCCCCGATGGGCATTCCTCCTGGCGAGGCTCCGCCGCCAGTTGCTCCGGAACCAGAAGAAGTCGACGACAGGCCAGACGTCACTCCGAATCGTGAGCCGGATGTTGAAGGCGATCCTCACGGATCTCCGCTCGACGATCCAGAGGACGAGAAGCATCTGCGAGATCTACGTGAACCAGAAGATCCGGCTGCTTGATGGCTTTAAAACGAGTCTGGATCCCATCTCCCAATTACTCGAGTAGGGGCGGCTCGGGAGTAAGACTGATTGTCCTTCATACAGCTGAAGGAGCTCGCACCATTGAAAGTCTTGGTTCTTTCTTTCAAGGTGATGTTGGTGCCTCGAGTCATGTCGGCGCTGACGATCAGGCCAATACGATTGGCGAGTATGTAAAGCGCGGCAACAAGGCATGGACTCAGGCAAATTACAATCCAGTGTCTGTGGCTATAGAGCTATGCGGATTTGCTTCTTGGAGTGCTGACGAATGGAATCGTCATCCAAACATGTTGGAGAATTGCGCAAAATGGATTGCTGAAGAAGCAAAATACTATGGCATTCCGATTACTAGACTTAATTCGTCTCAAGCTCAGGGTTCTGGTCGTGGTGTTTGTCAACATGCGGATCTAGGTTCCGGTGGTGGGGGACATTGGGACTGCGGTTCTGGATTCCCTATGGATCGTGTACTCGACATGGCTCGTGGTGGATCGCCTAGTCCTGGTCCTACACAAGAGGAGGAAACAGATTTGATTACCTCGGCCGTGTCTGATGGTGGATCGATACATGTATGGTGGGTTGGCGAAGACAAAAAGACGGTTTGGTACAGGTATCAGAAGAAAAATAGTACTGATTGGATCGATGGCGGGAAGTTGGCCAGTTCTGATCCCAAGAAGATAGCGGGTATCTCCGCCACACTCAATGCTTCGGGAACACTTGAGGTGTTCGTGAGGTATGAGGATGGTACTCCTGCACATACATGGCAGAGGAAGGGCGAGACAGCGTGGAACGGAGGCGAGAAGGGGAAAGCCATCGCGTCTTTTACCAACTTGCCAAAATAGGCACCCACGAAAGGGGGTGAGTAGTTGATAACTAGTATCCTCACCGGAACAAAGAAAATTCTAGGTTTGGCGGAGGATTATACAGCATTTGATCATGATGTGATCACTCATATCAATACTGCGTTCTCTACTCTCGCCCAATTGGGTGTCGGGCCTCCTGAAGGCTTTATGATCGAGGATGAAATAGCAGAGTGGGTCGATTTCATCGATGAAACTGATCTTCAGTACAACTCGGTCAAGTCATATGTATATTTGCGCGTTCGTCTACTCTTTGATCCTCCGGCAACATCATATTTGATCGGAGCGTTCAATGATCAGATCAAAGAGCTCGAGTGGCGTCTGAACACTCATCGGGAGGAAACGGAATGGACTCCACCTCCCGAAGTTGTCGATGATCCTGTTCACGACTGGCCTTGGGGCCCCATTTGGGAAGGAGGTGTGTATGGATAGATTGGCGAGTAAAGAAGTTGTAGATCATATTCTCAAACATCACGGCGTCTTGGGAATGAAATGGGGGCGTCGTAGAAGCCGTGAGGAGTTGGCTTCAGTTTCTGTCAGTACCAGGTCGAATCCACAACACAAGACGATCATCAAGACAAAGGGTGGGAGAGGACTTCCTGCTCATCCTGATGCTGTCGCAGCCAAGATAGTAACTCAGAAGCTCAAGAAGAGTGGTATGCACACTCTTTCCAATCAAGAGCTACAGAGTCTGGCCACTCGTACCAATCTCGAGAGCCAGATCAAGAGATCTGGAGTTGGTCAAGGTACTTTCGAGAAGGGCGTTAAGGTAACGACGGATTTCATGAAGTCTCCGCAAGGCAAGCAAGCTGTGCAAGAGGCTACAAAACTGGCAACGTCTGAAACTGGAAGGAAAGTGGTTAAGCACCTGTTCAAGGGTGCTACGATGGCTGCTGCTATGGCTTGAGAAGGGAGGTTAGCTTGGGTCTGTCTAATACTGCGACACCGATCTACTATGGTCGGTTTCGTGAAGCAGTTCTTCGAGGAGACATTCCGGTAAATCGTGAAGTCTCCATGGAGATGAATCGAATTGACGCGCTCATAGCTAACCCGAACATCTACTATGATGATGAAGCTGTTGAAGGTTTCATTCTCTTTTGCGAAGGAGAATTGACTTTAACAGATGGGTCCGATCTTCATCTCTTAGAATCGTTCAAGTTATGGTCAGAGCAGATCTTTGGTTGGTACTACTTCGTTGAGCGAAGTGTCTATGTTCCGACTAAGGATAATCACGGGGGGCACTATGAACATAGGACAGTCAAGAAACGACTGATTCTGAAGCAGTATCTAATCGTTGCTAGAGGCGCAGCCAAGTCTATGTATGCGTCAATGATACAAAGCTACTTTCTAAATGTCGATACGTCAACGACGCATCAGATAACTACAGCGCCAACGATGAAGCAAGCCGATGAAGTCATGTCTCCGGCTCGTACAGCCATCACGCGCGCACGCGGCCCCTTGTTCAAATTCCTGACTGAAGGCTCATTGCAGAACACGACAGGATCGAGGGCCAATCGTGTCAAGCTCGCAGCAACCAAAAAGGGAATCGAGAACTTCCTCACAGGATCACTGCTCGAAGTTAGACCTATGGCCATTAATAAGCTACAAGGTCTGCGTCCCAAAATCTCTACAATTGACGAATGGTTGTCTGGAGATTTGCGTGAAGATGTTGTGGGGGCAGTTGAACAGGGAGCATCAAAGCTAGAAGACTATTTGATTGTCGCTATTAGTTCAGAAGGAACTGTTCGAGCTGGTTCCGGTGACACAATCAAAATGGAACTAGCTGACATACTCAAGGGTGAGTACCTCGCTCCGCATGTTTCGATCTGGCATTACAAACTTGATGAACTCGAAGAAGTTAACGATCCATCAACTTGGCTAAAGGCAAATCCAAATCTGGGCGCGACAATCTCATATGAGACGTATCATCTGGATGTCGAAAGAGCTGAAAAAGCTCCTGCGTCACGTAATGACATCCTTGCCAAGCGTTTTGGAATCCCTATGGAAGGTTACACATACTTCTTCACGTATGAAGAGACTCTACCCCATCGCGCGCGCGAGTTCTGGCAGCTGCCATGTGCTCTCGGCGCAGACTTGTCTCAAGGTGATGACTTTTGCGCATTCACATTCCTTTTTCCGCTGAGCCACGAAAAATTTGGGGTTAAGACTCGGAGTTACATCACGTCTCTGACATTGATGAAACTTCCGGGGGCCATGAGAGCGAAGTATGAAGAGTTCATCAACGAAGCGAGTCTTCATGTCTTGGATGGAACAGTTCTTGACATGATGGAAGTTTATGACGATCTGGATGCGTTCATTCTGTCGTCTGAGTATGACGTTCGTACTTTAGGATTTGACCCATACAATGCCAAAGAGTTTGTAGCCAGGTGGCAGGCAGAGAATGGGGATTATGCTATTGAGAAAGTCATTCAAGGAGCCCGGACTGAATCTGTCCCATTGGGTGAACTCAAGATTCTGAGCGAAGAAAGAATGCTCATCTTTGATCAGTCACTTATGTCCTTTGCGATGGGAAACGCAATTACTTTGGAAGATACTAACGGTAATAGAAAGCTTCTAAAGAGGCGACAAGACGAGAAGATCGACAATGTCTCTGCTCTTATGGATGCCTACATTGCATACAAAGCCAACAAGGAGGCTTTCGAATGAGCTTGGGAAGGAGGTGAAACGTGTCACGATTTGGATCAGTATTGAGACATGCCTGGAATGTCTTTTCAAACCAGGATAACAAAACTCAGCCATACTCAGGTGACTATGGTTCGGCTTATGCTTATAGACCAGATCGAGTAAGACTTCGAATTCCCAATGAACGCTCGATTATCGCCTCTATCTATACACGTCTTAGTATCGATGTCGCTTCAATTGACATGCGTCATATCAAAACTGATGCGGATGATCGTTACAAGGATGACATTGTAAGTGGTCTTCAAAATTGTCTCACAGTTGAAGCCAATATTGATCAAGCAGCGCAAGCTTTTCGTATGGACATCGCATTGACTCTTTTTGACAAGGGTGTTGCTGCGATTGTTCCAGTGGATACATCGCTTAATCCACTTTCAACTGGTGGATACGACATCTTGACGCTTCGTGTCGGCGAAATTGTGCAATGGTATCCTGAACATGTACAAATTTGGCTGTATAATCAGGCACTTGGATATAGGCAGCTCATTACTCTTCCGAAAACTGTTGTCGCCATCGTTGAGAATCCGTTGTACGCCGTAATGAATGAGCCGAACTCAACTCTTCAACGTTTGCTCAATAAGCTGAATCTATTGGATGCTGTAGACGATGCATCCGCTTCTGGGAAACTCGATCTTATCATTCAGCTTCCTTATGTGATCAAATCTGAAGCTCGTCGGCAAGCAGCAGAACAACGTCGGCAAGATATTGAGTTTCAGCTCAAGGGTAGTAAGTACGGCATTGCTTATACGGATGGAACAGAAAAGATTACTCAGCTGAACCGTCCAGCTGAGAATAATCTAATGGCTCAGATTGAATTTCTGACCACGATGCTCTACGGCCAGCTTGGATTGACTGAAGAAGTCATGAATGGAACAGCCGACGAGAAGACAATGCTGAACTATTGGAATAGGACGATTGATCCGACGCTAAATGCAATCGCCCAAGCTATGCGCCGGACGTTCTTGACCAAGACAGCTAGAACGCAACATCAGACGATCGAGTACTTCCGCGATCCATTCAGATTGATCCCGATTGAGAACATTGCGAAGATTGCAGATGTGTTCAGTCGTAACGAGATTATGTCGGCAAACGAAATTAGACAAGTCCTCGGACTCAGGCCGTCTACGGATCCGAAGGCTGACAAGTTGATCAACAGTAATATTCGAGGGCAAACACCTTCCGGTTTCTCACAAGTTTCTGGTTCAACAGCACCTGGTACTAATCCAGATTCTGGTGGAGACAGTGGACTTGTCGGTGCAGGCTCAACTAATGGCAATAGTAATGGTTCTAACAATGGAAGTGGCTAGCTACTAAGAACGGCTAAAGGCCGAGATCCAAAACTGAAAGAGAGCATTCAAAATGGAAGAAAAGGCCCAGCCCGACTTCAGTGGCTATGCCACGAAGGCTGGTCTTAAGTGCTCAGACGGCCGAACGATCATGAAAGATGCCTTTGCGCATCAGGACAAGACGACCGTTCCGCTGGTCTGGCAACATAGTCACAGTGAACCAGGAAACGTTCTCGGACACGCTGTTCTCGAGAATCGTGACGACGGTGTCTACGCCTACGGGTACTTCAACGACACCGATCAGGCAAAGAATGCCAGGACGTTGGTGCAGCACGGAGACGTCAAGTCTCTTTCCATCTATGCCAATCAGCTGACAGAGAAAGCCAAGCAGGTTCTTCACGGTTTCATTCGTGAGTTGAGCCTGGTTCTGTCGGGCGCCAATCCTGGCGCTCTGATTGACAACATCACATTGTCTCACGCTGATGGAGATCTGGTCACATTGGAAGATGAGGCCATTATCTACACCGGCCTCGAGATCAATCATGCTGATGGGTCTACCAGTGATCCAGCAAATACAGGTGATGTCGAAGACGACGTTGAGAACAGCAAGACTGTTCAAGATGTTTATGATTCGATGACTCCCGAGCAGCAGGCGGTCGTCCACTACATGGTGGGTGCTGCACTTGAAGGTGAAAGTGGTGATAACGCCGAACATTCCTCCGACGACAAGTCGGGTGATTCCGAGAAGGAACTAGTCCACGACGATAAAGATAAGGAAGGACGACGCATGACCCGCAACGTCTTCGAGCAGAGCGGTGAAACAAAGAAGGAGGAGAAGCACACTCTCACTCATGACGCGATGCGGGGGATCATCTCTGATGCTCAGCGTTCTGGCTCGCTGAAAGAGGCCGTAGAGGCATATGCCCTGAAGCACCGCATTGAGAACATCGATGTCCTCTTTCCTGAAGCTCGTACGGTCACAGACTCCCCGGAGTTCGATAGTCGGAGGGTCGAGTGGGTTGCTGGTGTCATTAACGGCACCAGGAAGTCGCCATTTACTCGTATCAAGTCCCTGGTCGCTGACATCACCTTCGAGGAAGCTCGAGCGAAGGGGTACATCAAGGGCAACCTGAAGAAGGAAGAGTTCATCAGCGCTTCCAAGCGTCTGACGACGCCCACCACGGTCTACAAGAAGCAAAAGCTGGATCGTGATGACATCATCGACATCACGGACTTCGATGTCGTGGTCTGGCTCAAGCAGGAAATGCGTCTCCTGCTGGACGAGGAGCTCGCTCGTGCAGTTCTCGTGGGCGATGGTCGTGACATCGCTGATGAGGATCATATTTTGGACCCGGCTGGCTCTCCTCAAGGTGCCGGTATTCGTTCGATCCTGAACGACGATGATCTCTACGCGGCAACGGTGAATGTCAACATCGATGACGCCAACTCGACTCCGTCCGAGATCGTCGATTCCATCGTCGGCTCAATGAGGCTGTACAAGGGATCTGGAACTCCGACGCTCTACACGACGTTGCCTTACATCACAGATTTCCTGCTCCAAAGGGATACTCTGGGACGTCGTCTGTACAGTTCCATCGCTGAAGTCGCCTCCGAGATGGGCGTTTCGTCTATCGTCGCTGTCGAGGTCATGGAAGACTATCCGGATGTCGTCGGTATCATCGTGAACCTGTCGGATTACACGCTTGGTACGGACAAGGGTGGAGAAGTCAATTTCTTCGACTTCTTCGATATCGATTACAACCAGTACAAGTATCTGCTTGAGACTCGTTGCTCAGGTGCACTCACGAAGGTTCGTTCGGCTCTGGTCATCAAGAAGGTCGCTGCGGCTGACGTTAAGGTCACTCCGAATGAGCCGTCTTTCGATGGTACGACGATCACCATCAATGGCACGACTGGTGTGGTTTACAAGCGTGCGGATACAAATGCAACTGTTATTGACAACGCCACAATTGTTCTGG